CTTCCAGTGGTAATTATTGTATTGGCCCCTGTGTCTATTTCACCAAATCCACTGGTTATAGAACCAGCATCTAAAATTCCGACAGTTGTTAAATTAGCCGCTGTCGTAATTCCTGCTTGTGAAGCCTCTACATTCAGCGTGACATCACCAGTATCTCCACCACCTGATAGCCCAGTCCCTGCGATCACGTTAGTAATATCACCAACATCTGCTGGTGTATACCATTCCAAGTCTAATTCCAAGAGACTTCCAGATGTGTCGATAGTTGCGACCCGTAAAGCCTGTCCGACTGTTGTAGCGGCTCCCGTAGGTGGATAACAAAGTGCATAGCTCCCAGTCATTACGTTTGGAGCGCAGAACTGGACATAAGCACTTGCGTCAGCATCCATTACCCGAAGCACAGTGGTTGTCAGATGGTCTGCGTCTACAGTCCCAGTGAAGAAAACATCGTCCGTCCCATCACCGACATAGAAGACTATGCCATTAGTGCCATCACCATCTACATCGGTGGAGTTCAACTCAAACTGTGTATTAATACTGTCATAGTTCAGCCAATAATCAAGACCTGTCCCAAACTCGATAGGCCGATCATCGGTCAATTTAATCTGCTGTAACGTGAAGCTACTGCCTGATATGGGTTGGTTATTGATAAATAGGGAAACCGAAGTGCCACTGACTGTGAACATATTATCGATAGCCAAAAGGTCTGCATTCAGGCTTGTACCCCAGGTATTAGTTGCTGACCCTACTTCAGGCTGGATAAGTCCTAGATTAGTTGTTGTCGCATCTGCCATATTATTATCCTAGAGATTGAGCCATCATTCGTATTGGCGAACCATGTGTTTCACGTTCTCCCTGTAGCTTCAATTGATCGAGTCTTTCCATCAGTAAACTTTGCCATACGGGTATGCGCTCATCAAACATCAAGAATGGTGCCGACTGTAATAGCGTCCCGTAAAGATAAATATCAGGATGATTCGTCAACAACCAATTAGTATCCAAATCAGCAACAAGTGCAGTGATTCTTTTGTAGTACATAATACTCGCAGTATAAGCCGAATCAGGAGTTCTTACAAATTCCATATTTTCGCCTACAATGGAGTAGTAAATGGGTCTGCCTGTACCTGTTAGCCCAGCTCGTCTTTCAGATATTTCGTTGGGTGTAATATACTGTAACGTAATCACAGGAGTCAGATCTAAAACAATGCGCTGTATCTCTAGTGCATCGGTGGGCATAGCTTCATACTGACCATCAATTGTAAAACTGTCATTCCTGGTTACCATCTGAGGTTGACGTATTTCACGATTAAACTGCGCTTCTGCCATTGTAACAAACTCAGGTATCCGATCTCCAAGATCAGTGCGATCAAGCCAATTTGCTGCTGCTGTTTTCAGTTGTCCATAATTCGCTATTGCCATTAAATTTTTCCTGGCCTTCTTTTAAATGCTGCTTGATCGGGATGATTTAGCCATTTCTTGAAAGCGTTTTGATCTCTTTTCAGTTCCCAAGGTAGACCAGCAAGAATAAGAGTTGGCACACTGGCCGCAAGAACGACATCTCCTTCCCATCGTGCATTTTCATCAACTTGGTTATATGCTCTTTTATTGGCTTCCAATATCGCAGTTACGTCTTGGCTAGTCTCAATAATCGCTTTGTCTTCCAAGGCATCGTAATGGAAAGTTTCTAAGATTCCAGTAGCTGGATCGTAATCTAATATTCTTTTGTTATTTCTCATCAGCTTCCTAATAGGGGTGGGAGCCGAAGCCCCCACCCCGTTTAGCTCTTAGGGTTTGGTTATGCTGCTGTGATACCAGCGACAATACCATGAGCGGCTTCATTATTAACCTGTAGACCCCACTCTACAAGCATCATTCTTTTGTCAGCATCACCAGTGCTGGCAAGGTCTTTCATCTGATAAGGACGCAGTGTAGCCATCTTCACCTCGTCAGTATCGACCAGTAAGGCCCAGTCATTCATCAGCGAACCAGCACCAGCATCAATCACCGTAGTGAAGAATCGGTTAGGTACAACGGACAAATTACCGAAATCTGAAACGTAGATATCGGCTGCCCCAATGATCACGGACGGCTCTGCACCATCCACATTGTAACGACTGGAAGCGATTCCTGAGAATGCACTGACAGCAGTTTTGTTGAAAGGTGAAACCATCAACATTGATGGCTCGCCACCAGACGAATAACATTCCTGCATCGTAGTCTTGAGCATTGCTGCGGTAAACGCTGTAGGCGTTCCGAAAGACTTCCAGACCTGTGCAGCACCTGTCGGGGTTGAACCCGAATAACTAGGTGCAGTTACGTTGGTAGAAGTTTCGTTGGTCTTCAGCCAGCCAGGGAATCCAGCAGTCACCCTAGCGATTGCAGTGCCTCCAACAACAGCACCCACTCCATTGAGCAGTGCTGCTTTTTCCACGTTCCTCTTTAGTTCTTTTGCAGCTTTTGCTGCCTGATATGCTACCTCACTTGAACGGCCAGCTTTCTCCACTTTCTGTTCAGTACCAGAAATAATGAAGTCCACCATGTTGATCTGACAATAGTTTCCCAGACGGGCAGTTGGTGTTACTGCTGTGAAGGTTCCCAAGTCCTGACCTTCAACCACTGGTGTAGCTGAAGCTGCTGACAGTGCGTCAGTCTGCCATTCAAAATAAGTTTGTTCCGCAGACCTTGTACCAATGTTCGATATGAACGGGGTCTGGGTAGGAGAAATATCAGATATTAAATCCGATAAATCTTCCCTGATGCCCTTAGCATCATATGTTAAAAAGGTATCTGTAATTACTGCCATAATTAGCCTTCCTTAAAGTTTATCCGTCCATCAACGTAGCAAACAAAGCGGCTGCATCATCGACCTTACCACTGGTTTTGAGATTAGCCCTTAATGCCTGTTGATTTCGGGTACTGGTCCTCTTAGCAGTCTCTCGATTGCCAGGATTAGCAGTTTTAATTTTTGAAATATTTTTGGCGTTGGTGACCTTTTGGCCTTGCGTCAAGTCTATGTATTTCATGCCATCAAGCATGACTTGTACGGCCCTATGATCATATATTTCATTGAGATCCTCATCGCTATATCCCCTCAACTTGCCGTACTCCTTCAACTTTCGTTGATCCTCAGCCTGAATATCACCATTAGCCCATTCGGGTATTTTTTGCAGCATCAAAGATCGTTCCGATTCAAGAAGTTTTTGCAGTTCCTCGGATTGTTGACCTTCAAGGAGTTGCTGCGTTTTCTCTTGTTCTGACCGCACAGCCGACAATTGTTCCTCACGATCTCTATCAAGTTGCTTCATGTGAAGCCACTCAAGGGGATTCTCTCTTTCGAGTCTTTCCCAGTCGATATTGGATTTGCCAGCTTCTTCGACCTGCTGTTGAAACTGTGCTAGAACATTTGCATAATGCTCACGTTCCGATTGAAGATCCTGCTGAAAGCCTTCAAATTCCTTCCTTTGATCAGCTAACGCAGTGGTCTTCTTGGTATAGTCAGATGTTCTTTGATAACCAGAGATGAGTTCGTCCAGCGCAACATCTTCTTCTTTGCCGTCAACAATAACACGGTAGAATTCGGAGTGGCCTTCAGGTTGCTCTTCTGATTCTTCAGCTACATCTTCATATACGTCAGCAGAGGCTTCGGCTTCCTCTTGCCCTACTTCTTCATGTTCTCCACTAGATTGTACTTCCCCGATCTCAGATTCCTCTTGCATAGGTTGTTCTTGAGATTCGCCTTCAAACATTTCCGCAAAAACTTGCTCTACTTCTCTGTTTGATCTGCGAGGACGATCACTCCCTGAAACCTCTTGGTCTGTCGGGTTGGTGACTGTTTCTTCGCTCATCATTATCTCCGTTTCTTAGTAGACTCTATTTCTTGCTTCCTATCGTGCATAGTCCAGGCATCTACTATAGATCTTAGACCACGCACGACTTCATCCAATCCTTTCGATTGCATATATAAATTTTCACGTTCAGATGTTGCATTATAATCAGTTAGGTGCCACTGGGCCATAAGACCTTGGCGTGTACTTTGAACTACTTCCTGAAAAATATCATCTTCTAGGATTTGTTTCGCCCTTGATCCTTTTTCTCTGATACTCATTTGTTGCCCCGTGCCAAAGTTGCTCTTAGTAATTCCAGGTCTACCTTGCTTTGATATTTCTGTTCCAGATCAAACTCTCTCAATGCTTGGTCACCTGCGATTCTAGCACGTTCACGTTCATCGATTGATGCTTCCTTATCTGCCGACAACTCAACTTTCTGTTGCTCGATCTGTTGTCTTGCCATAATATCAGCCATTTGAACTTCAAGCATCTGTTCTTCTGGTGTTGGTCCTGGTGGTGGCGCAGGTGGTGGTGACCAATCCGCTGGTATCGGTTTAAAGAACTGATTGGCATCTTCCCATCCTGCCACTTCTAGCATTTTGGATAGAGTGGTTCGGTACTGTCCAAGGCTGACTATTGGATTATCAAGACCCATTTTCTCCATCAAAGCTTCTTGTCGTGATGCTATCTGTGTTAACATCGCCATTTTTTCGTCTGCCTGGCCAGCACCCATTCCTACATTTACGCTCACATCCATAGATGAATCCCATACCCTTGGGTCTATGGGTGTCCATTCATTACGCAACCTGACCATTCTTTCCTGGTCTTGATGTTCGATCAACAGTTTTAGCAAGCCTTTAAACAGGGGCTTAAATCCCAGTTCCGCAAAAAGACGAGCAATCATTTCTGTGTGTTGTTCGGCACCCTTTATGGTAGCCATCACACCAGCACGGGTTGTAGACTGTAAGACATCGGGGTCTAGTCCCTGTGATGCTGCACTCTGACCTGTTCGCTCTGTTTTCATCTGGTCCAGATACTGTACCATCGGAAATGCTTCTTTCCCCAAGAACGGTACGGTGAGCTGTTGTACCATTCCAGGCTGACGCATCCGTATTACTGATCCCACCTCTGGGTTGAGTACGTCATCGATATCAACCATGCCTTCGACTACACCAGTCCTTGGATATAATGCGAAAGCCAAGCTATCTAACATTCCACGGATGACTGCCGACTTAATGCGTTGTATGTCTTTCGTTAAGTCAGCCAGGTCACTTCCAAAAAATAGATGTGGCTCTGGATCACAAGCAAAGATAGCAAACGGGATATCATTAGCAGGTTCATTATTCACTACATGGAAGTTCTCGCCCAAGGTACAGACCTTTCGTAGTTCTGCGATTCCGTCTCCATCGTAGTCGATCTTACACCAGGCTTCTACATACTGGACCCTACGCTGATTCTGTCCAAAGTCTACTGCCCCAGAGCTATTGGGATGACGAGCTATATAATTTTCATTATCTAAAAATTCTACTTGGTCAGAAGCATACTGGGATACTTCATCTTCCTCGTAACCCATTGCCACTAAGTCACTTATAGTAGCCATAGTTCTGTGGCCGACCACTTGAGAGTTTGCGATGCTTGTTGCTGCTGCATCCACAAAGAATTCTTCGGGCGGCATAGTAGCTATACGAACTTTATTAACAGGGGTTTTTCTGCGTATCTCTACGTCATATAACTGGGGTGCTGGCATTCCCTGCATTTGCATTTGCATCAAAATTTCTTCGGGTACACTAGGGTCTGGATAAGCTTCTACCGACACAGCCTCGACACCTTCTTCTTCCAAGATGAGGGCCATTTCTGGTTCAGCTAATGCTTCAAAGTTATATGTCTCTACTGTTACCGAGTCATCCCACCACCATTTCACGATGCCAGACTTATTCATCAATGCGTCTTTGAACACTGAGTAGAATATAGCGACTGCATCATTGTCTTGCTTTAGGACATAATTTACATAGTCGGTAGCTTGTTCTGCGTGAGCGATGTCTTCAGGGCCACGGGGTACAAACTCCACAACTTTTTCTGCACCAAAAAACACTCGCATCATACTAGGCAATACTGACTGTACCGAATCACGCACATCCCTGCTGACTACCCTAGACCTGCCGTCTACCTCGTTACCGAACTCATCGCCTAAGTAATACTTGGTGGACTCTGCTCTTAGCGGAGAAATCTCGTCATCAATGTACTGTATGGCATCACTGACATATTGGCGTACTTTATTTTGGAGGTCATCCTCACTCATTCCTATGCCAGCTTCAGTCTCTGCCTCGTCTATATAAGCCATATGTCCCTGGGTAAAATTGATCCCCACCGAATAATTACTTTGTTCGGGTAGCCTTGGTCCGAAGATCAAGACTACCCTAGCAAAGAATCCGCAGCATCTAGGGAGAGGGGAGCTACGGAACTCTCCCTAAAATAATATTCTTTGGTGTGCTAGACAATTCCTGCCAATGCTCTTTTAATTGGTCCCATTTTTTTCAGGGATTTACCTCGTAGAGCTATTCCTGCGTCACCTGCAAATGTCAATACAAATGCGTCTGCTGCATCAGGACTCACTACACCCCGTTTTTTTAATTGATCCTTAGACTCAATTTTTATTTTTCCTGACGATGTATATGTGTATCTCAAAGTAGTCAGTTCACTTTTTAGACGCTCATCTTTTGGGAGTCGCACATCTCTACCTTCAAGCCATGCTTTAGCCTTGTACCATAGTTCTGCCCGAAGGTTTAGGTATGTTTCACCGCCTATAGCTGGGGATTCGGATACATTAATCGCCATAGCAGGAAGTCCTAGTTCTCGTAGTCGGTCAGCCACACCTGCACCCAAGCCGATAGCGTCCACCATAATTTCAAGTGGCTTTTCTGAGACACTCTCATATTCAGCTTTTATCGCACCAGTCAACTGCATAGTGTCTAGACCACGCCACAATTTAACAGTTTCAGGTACAGAGTTACCTTTACGTTTACATAATGCTGATGCATCGGACCCAAATCGTGCAACGTCCACACCCCAGACAACATGCCCATACGGAGTCGGTAGTACATCTCGTTGCACTGCGCCCTGTACTAAATCCATAGAAATAACTGTATCGTCATCGCCTCTAGGGAATTCACCTAGAACTCTAATCCGATAGGAGTTGCTCGCCTCCCCGTACCGAAGTTTACATTCTTTGACGTATTCTTCAGACACCCTATCGCTATCAAGACAGCTAACATGAAAAGTAGACCATGCGTCTGCTAATCGTGTGTGTGTTTCATAAAAATAGCCACTAGTTCGTACAGGGTTTCCAGCCAATACCATAGTGGCGTGGTGAGCGGACATCGAACCACCAGCGGCTTCATACACCGATTCGGGTACACCACTCGCCTCATCACATATCAGCAGAACGTGTTCAGCGTGGACACCCTGCAATGCATCGGGCTGTTCAGACCTGGATGTTCTAGCAGATATAAAATTATTTTGGGCATCATGTGCTAGTTCAATACGATCAGATCGTATGATGAACATTTCTTTGTAGTCTTTCGGAGATCCGTTCAGCCAGGATTTTAATTCTGGAAGCAATGCATCATGTAGCTGTGCGGAGGTAGGTGCGGTAATAACCACTTTAGCATCGTGATGAACAGTGATCCACCATAATGCCAGCCAGCTTAAACAACTTGTCTTGCCGACACCATGACCCGACCTGACCGTTACCCCACGATCTCCATTAGCAACGGCCTTCAACATATCAGCTTGCCATTGATCTGGCGTAGCATGAAGCATCTTCTTAACAAAGTCTACTGGATCTGTTTTCCAGCGACCTATAGCATTAATGAAAGTTTCTTGTTGAGACACTAAATGCTATCCCTTAATCGTCTTCGTCATAAAGATCTTCGATATCATCAAAGTACTCTGCGTCTACAAAAATCGGTTGGCTTTTATCCACATACGCACACAAGGTATTGTGTTCCAAGTATTCTCTAGCTTCTCCATGAGTCATGCCATCACGATCAACCAGAACCTTAATGCATTTCTCAACACTGTAAACTAATCTGAACTCCTGAACAGCTACATCATAAGTATTGCCGATAACCGCTTTATCAAATCCATCAGCTTTTAACATTTTTTTTCTTGGGTTTAGACTTTGGTTCTAAATAATGCTTGAGGGACTCAAGTAAGTCCGCTGTCTCATGCATAATCTTGCGATCTAATTCCCCATATGGCAAGTGCCTGGCCCGACCTCGTAGTCTTTCCTGTGTGCTGACCATCTGCTCTAGTAGTTCCACATCCGTGATGCCCATCTTTCCTCCATCAGAAACGGTTTAGACATATAGTAGTTATATATTGTTTTATTGTTATTGTCTAGGTGCTACAAAATTTTGGATGAAGAAACCCTTACAGCATAAGGGCTGGGGGGGTGTCTGGTGGTGTACCACTGCTCTAGGAAAATTTAGGGGTAGGATTATTATGAATTTAGTCTGTGTTGGGCTAGCTAAGCGTGGCCCCTATATTTTAATTTGGGGGGGGCAGAAAGCTGGAAGACTCGGAGCTGAAAAACCTTCGAGCTTCTTTTTTTGGCCCGATTTTCGGAGCCAGGGAAGGGAAGGGGACCCCCCTCTCTATAGGCTCCCTATATAGCCCGAAAATACCCGACT